TGGGTGATCGCGGAATTATCAACAGATCCAGGGCGCTATCCGTGGACGCTGCTGGGTACAGATGAAATTTATGAGGCGAGCGAGTTTGCAGAGATCGGTGAGAGGATTCCGAATCATGAATAGACGACGATTTCTGTTAGCCTTCACGACCGGCGCCGCGGGTCTGCTGGTTCCGAAGACAGCCTACTTCTTCCTGCAGGGGAACCCGCTCCAAGCTCGGTTGCGCCATGTGGATGTGAAAGAGTTTTCAGACATCACGGCCGTGGAGCGCCAGCTTGAATACTTTTGGAGCACCTATCAGATCAAGCCCGACCTCATCGGATTTCGCGATGAAGAGACTCGGCAGGCGTTCGAGCGGGCGATTGCTCCGCGACGGAGGCGGGATCGATGCCGAAATTCAAGACTGACTACATTTACGCGCTGAACCAATCCTTGCAGGAAGAATGGAACAATTTCCTGGCGCTGCACAGTAACGCGAGAGGCTTGCTGTGGAAGACTTACGATGAGAGATGCATCGGGTTTTTGCAAGCCCGGGAGCGCATGAGGAAGGCGAGGAGAAAGCGATGATCTTTTACTGGCTGGGGAAGTTCTTGCGCTGGTTGCTCAGGATGATTCAGATGCCGAAGCCCTTGGACGTGGCGAGAATTCACCCAAACTCTCGCTGCCCGGTCTGTGGCGCTTCTCGGGGGAGCCTGCGCGCCGTAGAGATTGCGGGCGGTGTGGAGGGAAAGAACCTGGCAATGAGCTTGTGTCAGCACACGTGCTCCATCTGTGGAGCTCGGTGGTTCGAGGCGGCGGTCGTCAAGATTGATCCTTCACTGATTCAGCCGGCGCTTCCCCGTAATGAGAACGAGAAGGCTGAAGACGCCTTGCGCAAGCTGCCCTTTCAACCACGATCTTAACCCAGGGAAGGCATCATGCCGAACAGTTGGGCTCACAAAATGCTTGATGATCTGCGACCGGACTTCTATGGGGAGCTGACGTTTTCGATTCACGCCGGGGAAATTACCAAGGTGGCCAAGGTGCAAACTCTGATCGCGCCCACCATCCTCGCGCAGCGCGCCATGGCCGACTCCAAAAGAAAGCTCTTGACAACTCCACCGCATCAAGAGCATGTTAAGCACGACTAGCGAGGCTCCTTCGCCAGGGCCGTAACGAGCGCAGGACCGAGAGACCCGCTCCGTGTGAAAATCCCACGGCGGGTCTTTTGGTTTTCATGCCCAGCACTGAAGGACTCACAATCCGCCCGCTCGGCCAACTTGTTCAAGCCCTCACCCGTTACAGTCAAAGCCTCTACCAGCCGCCCAAGGATACGATTCGCGGGGCGGAGCCCGACACCTGGTATTCACCTCTTCAGCCGGTCACTCCGGTTGGGCCTCCTGGGGTCGAGCCGCGCGCCTTCCAGTATTATGCAGGGCAAAACCTGCTCTGGACGCCACGCGCTGACGCTGAGATGTCCGCGGCGGACCTCAAGCAAATGTCAACCTATCCGGTAGCCCGCGTCGCCATTGAAAACGTCAAGGATTCAATGTGCATGGCGAACTTGCAGATTCAGCCTAAGCGGGAGCCGGGAGAGAGCTACAGGGCCGCCACGAAGCGCGGGATCGGCGATAAGGATCTGTTGAAGCTCAACCGCTTCTTCGAGATGCCGGACCGCGAGCATACGTGGCCGGAATGGCTGCGGCCGCTCTTGGAAGACATGCTGGTGATCGACGCCTGGACGATCCTGATCCGCAAGACGTTCTCGGGTGAGATCGTCGAGATGCCGGTGCTCCGGGGTGAGTCCATCTGCCGATACATCGATGAGAATGGCTTCACGCCGCTAGCTCCGGAACCCGCTTACGCCCAGCTCTGGTGGGGGCTACCCCTGGTCAACCTGTCCACCGACCAGCTTATCTACAAGCCCCGCAACATCGTGCCGCGCAATACGATCTCTTCTCAACTCTACGGCATGAGCCCGACCGAGCAAATGGCGCCCGAGATCAACATCGGCATTCAGCGCCTTGCCTTCACGCTGTCCTATTACACAGAGGGCTCAACTCCGGGCGTCGTGCAAGTCGTGCCCAAGGGAGTGCCCCAGGAGAAGATTGCTGAGGCCATGCAGTGGATGAACTCGGAGCTCGCCGGCAACTTGACCAAGCGCCGACAATGGCAGTTAATTCAAGGATGGAAAGAGGAAGGCAAGGATGAGCAAATCATCTTCACGAAAGAACCCCTGCTGGCCGATCCGTTCGATGAGCTGCACATCAAGAAGATTTTCTACGGCTATGGCGTATCCCCGCAGCGCGTAGCGAAGCAGATGAACCGGGCCTCAGCCCAAGCTTCCCAGGAGGCTTCCGAAGTCGAGGGCTTGCTGCCTTACTTCGCGTCCCTCAAAAGCTTGATGGACTTCATCATTCAACGGCGCTTCATGCTTCCGGACTATGAGATGGTCCTTGAGCCGCTGGTGGAGCCCGATCAGGTGAAGCAGGCGACCGTACTGACGCAGTACGTGGACAAGGGGATCCTGCGGCGCAACGAAGCGCGCGAGAAGATCGGTGAAGAACCGGCAACGGAGCCCGAAGCCAACATGCTGACGGTGACCACGGGATCAGGCGCGATTCCGCTGGGCGCATCCGTGCAGGCGGCCGCCAAGCCGGGAGAGGAAGGGGCGAATGGAGTTCCTGCTAAGGGAAAAGGTGGAGAGGGAGCGGCGGCTGGCGCAGGATCGGGCGCGGGTGAAGGCCATGCTGGCCAGGGTGGAGAAGGAGACGGCGCCGTTGCTGACGGCCGCGGCAAGCCCGGCAAGTCCAATAAGCCCAACGGGGGCGCTGCGGCGAAGGCGCAAACGGAAAACCGGCCCATCGGATTCGCGGCGGGAACGTTGATTGCGGAGCCTGAGCCTATGCAGCATGGTGTGCTCACTATAGACCATGGGACGCAACCCATGAGTGCAAGCCTGAGCCAGCCTATTACGAAAAAGGTAGAACCTCGCATCAAGCCGGTCATTCATCCGGGCCGCCTGCTACCCACTTCACTCCTGGCGCGGAACAAGATGGAGCGTGACCTGACGCAAGTCTTCAAGACTATGCGGCGCAAGATCACGAAGGCCATCGCGAGTCAGATGGGAGTTCCGCATGCTCATCTGGAGAAGGCGAACGCGGACGCCACGCTGCAAGCGGCGCTAGAAAGTCTGTCTCTCGAATGGATGAAGATTGCGAAGCTCGCCCAGCAGCCCTTGACGGATACGGCCGTGGCCGGGGCCACGAAGGGCGCCCTGGAGCTCAACATCACGGCCGAGGATATGCTGGGCGGTATCAATGAGGTTGCGGCGAATTGGGCCGAGGCGCGTGCGGCTGAACTCATCGGCATGAAGAGGGATGCAGACGGCAGTCTAATTTCCAATCCCAACGCAAAGTGGGCCATTACGGATGCGACCCGGGATAAGCTGCGCGTCATTATCCATGACGTGTTCGAACAGGAAGCGCCGCGCACGCTGCGCGCGCTGGAGAACCGCATCGAGCAGGCCGGCATTTTCTCCGACACCCGGGCGACGATGATCGCCAAGACGGAAATCTCCCGAGCTCAGACGCAAGGAAACCTGCTGTCTTGGCAAGAGTCGGGCCTGGTCAAGAAGCTGAATTGGATCCTGGCTTCAGATCACGACAAGGACGATGTCTGTGATGAGCTGGCTGCGGGCAGTCCGTATCCGATCGATGAGGTTCCAGAGCTGCCGGCCCACCCGAACTGCTACTGCGCGCTCATCCTGGCGGACTGGGCTAAAGACGTGGAGTGAGCCATGCCCTATGACAGCGTGAAGGATGTTCCCGAGTACGTGCCGAAAGCCAAGCGGCGCCAATGGCTAAAAGTCTTCAACAGCGCCTATGCTGCGGCGCTCAAGGACGGCAAGGGAGCGAAAGAGGCCGAGCAGTCGGCTTTTGCTCAAGCGAATGCGGTCGCGGGACCAAACGCTGAAAAGGAGAAAGCCATGCGGACACCCAAGTTTGACAAGTTCATCCCGTTCGCGAAAGTCGATGAGGCGCGCCGTGAGGTTTGGGGGATCGTGACGGCGGAAGTTCCCGACAAGGACAACGAGGTCTGTGACTACCTCAAGTCGAAGCCCTACTATGAGGCGGTCATCTCCGAGATGGGCAAGGCCACCGAGGGCGGGAATTACTTCCCCTTGCGCTACATGCATCAGCTCGAGGCGGTGGGGAAGTGCATTGCCTTCGATTTCCGTGATGAGGATCGTGAAATCTTCATGGGCTTCAAGGTGGTGGATGACGAGGCGTGGGACAAGGTCATGGAGAAGGTGCTCACCGGATTCTCGCATGGCGGGGCGCTTGTCGATATAGCGCCTGATCCCGTCTTCGAGGGCTGCAAGCGGTACACCGCCAACCCCACGGAGATTTCCCTCGTGGATAATCCTTGCTTGGCCACGGCTCATTTCGCCTACGTCAAGAAAGATGGGACGGTGGAGCTGAGGAAGTTCTCGAAGGTCCTTCCGGCTGGGCCCAGTGATGGGCGCTTGGAGGCGCTGGAGTCTCAGATCACCTTGCTCAAGGCGCATGTGATGGGCAAGGCCAAGACGAAGCGCGTGGACGGCGAGGAGCTTGCAGCTTCAGCCTTCCTCATCGTCGGGGATCCGGAGAAACCGGAGACGTGGCTGATGCCGGTCGAGTTCGAGGATGTGAGCAAGACGCGCGCCTACTTGCGAGATGCCGTGATGCGCACGCGCTTTCTGAAGGTGGGCTCTGCGGAGAAGAACGCCGCGTTCACCAAGCATCTGAACGCGCTCTGCCAAAAGTACAAGATTGATCTGAGGGCGGAAATGGTACGGCAGGCCAAGGTTGCGGACTGGATGCGCAAGTCCGTCCGCATCCATGTGAACCGGCTGGCGCGCACCGTGAAGGGCGGGAACGTTGGCTACACCCTGGGCACGCTTGACAATGAACTCGGGCAGATGGCCAAAGGTTTGTCTGAAGTCTCGCGGCTGTCCGAGGTCATTCAGGGGCTCTGCTATCTGGCGTACAACGTCACTGAGGAATCCGAATGGGAGGGGGATGAATCTCCCCTTCCCGGACTCCTGGCCGCAAACGTGGACGGACTTCTTGCCACGCTCCTGCGGATGGTTGAGGAAGAGTCTGAAGAGTTGCGGGCGGATCTGCGCACCCGCATGACATAACCTTGAGCTTTCCCGGTCGCTCACAACTGGCCGCCCTAGGCGGCACGGAGGAAACCAACATGAATAACGAAGAGAAAGTGAAGAAGGGCGTCGCCCTCCATCAAGCTCTCGCTGAAACGCACAAGGCGATGGCGGCCGAGCATCAGGCCCACGGGGAATTCTGCTCGGCAAAGGCGGACGGCATGGAAGACGGAGATGCTCACAAGGGCTACTTCGGCAAGGCGGCATCGTTTCACAAGGCATTGGCCGCGAATCATTCCTCGATCGCCGCGCTGCACGCGGCGCACGCCGAACCGGATGGAGACGAAGAAAAGGTGGCTGCTGCAAAGGCCGCGGGCGCTCCGGCTCCTGCTGCTGCTGTGGTGGTCGCACCGGCCGAACCCAACGCTGCTGCTCCGGACTCCGGAAGCGTCGAGTCGATGGTGAAGGAAACCACGACCGGGCTCGTGAAGTCGGCGCTCGAAATGCTGAAGAGCGATGACACCGTTCAAGCGGAGATTCGCAAGATGGTCCTCGCGGGCGTGCAGAGCGCGCTCGGAGACAAGATCGTCCCGGATTCGATTCATGCGATCCTGCCGACCAACCCGAACGGGCCTCGGCTCGTGCCGCGTCCGGGCGGGGCTGAGATCCCGACCACAGGCATCGATCCGCAACTGCGCAAGTTCGTCGAGGCATAAGGTGGCCTCGTCTTGATTTCAGGCGAGTCGTCTCCGGTCAGCGGCTCGGATTCATCAGCATTCAGTCGCACGTCAAATTCAGATCGGAGAGAGGCGCACATGAAACTGCAACAGGATGTTTACGCTGCCGCAACATACGCCAGCCGAAATTACATGGCCAAGGCGCTGGCTACGGATGCGTCGCTCGCCAAGCTCTGCTTGGAAGCGAAAAATCTTCCACCCAAGGAATGGTCGCTCGAAAACGACCTGGTGAAACGGGCGGGCCGCGAGTACATCAAGGCCCTCATGAAGGCTGGCGTCACGACCAGTCTTGGCTTCAACTTCTACGACCTCAGGGGGCCGGCTTACATGATCTTCCCCTTGAACACGCCGTTCATTCAAATGATCCCGAAAGCGGGGAAAGTCAATGCGGGCGTGGGCACGGTCGCGCATTGGAAGGCCACGCGGAATCCGAACTCGACGTTCGTCTATGCGGGCGTGCAGGAAGGCAAGCGCAACGCCACGGCGACCCCGGACGAGTACGACTATTTCGCGACCTACAAAGAGATGGGCGAGGAAGGCGGGGAAACCTTCACGGCGCAGTGGGCCGGCGAGGGCTACACCGACAACCTCGCGGATGAGCATTTCCGCAACCTGGCTCGCCTGCGCCTGCAGGAAGAGATGATCACGATCTGGGGGAACGCCGGACCCTCGACCATCCTCGGGCAGACCACCGGCAACCTGGGATTTGCGCTGGGACAGGCAACGACTCCTACCGTGGCGGCCAGCGCGACGGCCGGGGCTCTCGGCGCCGCGAACGTCCATGTGGCGGTGATCGCGATCACGGCGATGGGCGTCAATCCGGGCGGCCAAGCGGGCTACAACATCCCGCCGACCGTGGCGCGTGGCTTGACAGCCAAGACGCTGCGGACGAACGCGGACGGATCCAGCACGAACGTGGCGGGCGGGATCTCCGCGATCTCGAACGTAACGACCGGCACCGCAAACTCTGCCGGCAGCGTCGAGGCGTCGATCGCGGCCATGGTAGGCGCCGTCGCCTATGCGTGGTACTGGGGCGTCAACGCCAACTCCACCGTGGACACGCTCACCCTGGGCGCGATCACGGCATGGCCGCATTACACGATCAAGGGTCTCCCGTCCGGAAGTCAGACCGGCAACGCTTCGGGCTTCACGAACGACAACAGCTACCAAGTGACCGATTTTGACGGCCTGGGAACCTACACGTTCAATAATGGCCTGGTGACCGACATGGACGGCGGAACGTTCACTCCGGGCGGGAACGGACAGGTCGTCGAGTTGGAAAGTGACCTGTCATCGCTCTGGGAACTCTACCAAGCGCAGCCGGACGCCATCTGGTGCTCCGCCGACGTGCGCGCGGCTCTCGATTCCGCGATCGT